AGTTGAAAAGATACGGCGCAAAGGATTTACCGTGATAAGCAATGATGTTCTGAATAATACTGCATTGAGCTGGAAGGCAAAGGGTTTGTTTGCTTATTTGTGGTCCCAAAGTGATTTATGGGATTTCTATGAAGTTGAGGTTCTGAAGCATTCTACTGACGGGAGAGCTTCGCTTAGAGCGGGGCTAAAGGAGTTAGAAGAGCACGGATATCTTAAACGATATCGAAACAGGGATGATAAAGGAATTCTTCGTGAAAGCAAGTGGATTTTGTCTGAACAGCCTATGTTCGATTTTCCAAAGTTGGATAAACCTACATTGGATTATCCTACATTGGATAATCGAACACTAACAAATACTAACTATAACAATACTAATAATAACAATACTGATAAAAACGAAGCAGTCGTTGATACTAGTTTAGTTAACATAGAGGATCAGCAGAAACAGACAACCGACTGCGGCGGCTTCGCCAAAGTAGTCGACTTTTATAAGACCAACTTCGGCCTGCTTAACAGCTACATGGCGGAAGAGCTGAGACAGACGTACGACGAGTGGAGCAGCCAGTCTGAAGAGCCTGGTGGAATCATCATCAAGGCTATGCAGATTGCGCTTGCGAAAAACGTTAGAAATTGGAAGTTCGTCTGTGGGGTACTTCGGCAGTGGGAAGGAAAAGCACGCACACTTGCTGATGCGGAAACGCTGGAAGTGGAACACAAGAACCGACAATGTCGGCAGAGAGAAGCACGTATAGTCGGGGCAGATGTAAAACGCAATAGCGAAGAGCTTGACCGGCTTGCCAAGGAACAGAATGCCGGTATCGACATGGATGCGGAACTTGCTGAAATCAAGCGGCTTAAGTATGAAATGGGAATGCAGGTATGAGTGAATTAAGGAAAGGGAGAATGAAAATGAAAAAAGCAAAAAAACAACAGGACGTTGAAGATATCCTGAGCATTATCGTTAGCAGAATTTTTATAAGGCTTATAGAGGGAGAAACATTTGGCGAGATTGCCGGCGCCGGTTACATTTATGACAATATGGTTAATTTGCTTTGTGGCATTTACAAGTTGACGTTTGAAGAAACCAAAGAAGTCATGGAGCGGTGGAAATTTGACAGTGTGTTCAGAGATTGGAAGGAGAGGTTTGGCAATGCAGATGACAAAAGGCTTCATGATTGTCGATGAAATCATGAGTGATATTGAAAATGAAGTGAAAATGCATATCGAGCAGGGGTTCGAGATTGACGATGTTGTGGACAGCGAACTCAAATACGCTGACATGATATTTGTACTATGCAGTATCTACGATCTGTCGACAGCACAGTCTGAAACGATTTTCGAACGCTATGGATATGACGTACTGAAGAAATACGATTAACGGCATAATTAATGGACAAAAGGGAGGTAATACCAATGACTTATCTTGATGACTATATGAAATGGCTTGAAAAACACCGTGAAAAAAGCAACGGCTATTCTGAGCAGTTGTACAATCTGTGTGACTCGACGCGAGAATTTTCTGAAATGCTTGAAAAAGTGTTGTCCGATTACAAGCGTGAAGATGACAAGAGTGGGGCTTATGCGCTCAACTACTGCCTAGCCGACATGATGGCGGATTGCGCCAGGCTGATGCTGGCGACGTGGGGCGAGGAAGATAGAAGCAATGATTGACGGAGGGAAAGGAGAACGTATTAGTGCGAAATACACCTCATGCGGCTTCACATTTCGGAAAAAAGGTTGTCATCGACGGTCTTAAATTTGATTCGATGAAGGAAGCAAGCTTCTATCAGCTTTATCTTAAGCCGAGCGGCTACCAGTTTACCACACAGGAACGATTTACGTTGCTTGAGACATTCCCCCTGGAATTAGTCAAGCTTCGTCAGACGGTATATAAGAGCGACTTTGTCGTATATGACAAAGTCGGTTCAATCAAACACGTGTATGACGTCAAGAATGGTTATACAGAGTACGCCATAGACCAGAAGTCTAAAATAAAGTTTTCGCTGTTTGCGAGAAAGTACGGAATTCCTGTTGAGGTCGTTGTCATGCGTAAGAACTACTTCAATGTCGCTATTCTGGGCACTACGAAAAAAGTCAGGCCAGTGTCGATGGTCAACATCGATTATGACTGGCAGGACATTATCAGATAATCACACCATGGCAAACCAAACACTGCATTTGCCATGGGCACGGACCCTTAGCTCAGTCGGCAGAGCAGACGGCTCATAACCGTCCGGTCGCAGGTTCGAGCCCTGCAGGGTCCATCGCCCCTATATGCTCCGGGGCGAAAAAAAGATATTAGTCTTTGACTTTGAGAACGCAAGCATTGACGGGTTTGGATACTCACAATTGAAAACCTGAAGTGTAGCGCAAATCGGGTCATAGATAGCACGCGGGCATCATGGCCAGCGCTCAAAGCGTAACGCGTGCATAGCCGACTGATTGTTCTTGAGTCGATAATTGGTTGGCTAGCCGTTGCTAGGCATAACTCCTTTAAGAAATTAGTTGTAACGTACGGATAATCAGGCTCAAGCGTGCCGGAAACGGTCCATCTCATGATGAGGAGGTTCGAGTCCTCTGCCGGCGCATTGATTGAAAGGAGGGGAGAAGATGAAAAACTACTTAGTGACCATTAAAATCGGCAAGGTCATCACAAACAAGTTGGTCAAAGCTGAAACTGCTGAAGAAGCAGAGAAGGAGGCGCTTAGATGCGCATCACGAAAAAATACGGAATTATCAGTTCAAAACTAGAGTACGACTTGCTGGCAAGACTGGACGGAGACCTCGCCAGAGGATACACGATAAGTGCAAAGAAGAGGGGCAGTTTTAAATTAAAAGGGGAATAGAAAAATGAACGAAGTACAAAAAAATTACATCGGATTAAAGAACGATATGCACGATCTTATTAAATCTTACACGGCTTTGCTTAAAGCACACGAACAATACGGCCCTGATAGCTGGAGCTTCCAAGTGATGAATGTTTCTCTCTCTGATGATTTGTTAAATTGTCTCGTAAGCTGCATCAACTTGAGTAAAGCAATAGAACACGCACGAAATTAGGAGGAACAAAAAATGAAAGTCAAAAAGATTGAGAGTTATCCGCCGCTGACGATAGATGAGCAGGAAACCGTCCTTACCTGGGACGCAAAAGAGCGTGCGTGGCATATATGCACTGACTACCCAGCGCACGCACGCAAGTATGAAGCGGTGCTTGACGAGTCCAAGCCTGTCAAGAAGGGCTACCGAGACGGGGCGTTGGTTATGATTGACGGGTATCTGGACGAAAGCGCATATACGGTCCGGATCGGCAAGAAGCGCCGTTATTCTGACGAGCAAAGAGCCAAGATGGCAGAACGACTTAAGGCTGCGAGGGAGAAGGTGACTAAAGATGAATGATTTATCGAACGAACTGAAAGCTCTGATCAAAGAGGGGAGCGGGTATAACCAAAACATGACTATTGAGCCGTTGGGGGACGGTGAGTGGTGCAGTATAACCACATCATCCATCGATGTTTGTGGGGACAGTGTTGTCATCTATGCACGGCGAATGGACGGTATGAACAATTGTCCGGACGGAATGATCGAACTGAGCGATTTCGGGGTGACGGATTTTAATATCGACGACGAATACAAATATATAATCGAAGCGGAGTGCAAGATCTGGCACTTGATTTACGGCCTTGGAAAACGCACTGATATTCATATGGCTGTGGCGGCACGACCAAAAGATTTCTGCTATGCCTTTGCGCAAATAGACTGGGCTACCACAAGCATTAACAACATAGCTGCCTATCTGCTTGAGGAGGAAGATTCCGATGAAAAATATGAATAAATTAGAACGCATTGTTTCTGCAGCATTCTTTACATGTGGTGTTCTCATGTATCTGTTTTACAGGTGGTGGTTAGCGGATTGATTGTGTACAGGAAACGGAAGATGAATAGAAGCATCCCCCAATAACTTTTTCAGGCTAGCCCCTTTTGCTGAGAACCAAAAAAGGTTGCCACCTCCTTTTAACGCATCTTATCACAGCAAGCTGTGATTTTGCGATGCTAAAGGAGGTGACAACCTTGGAACAAATCATTTTGATTCTCATTTTAATCTATTTGCTGATAAATAGCAAGTAGGGCTAGCCTGAAGGGCGCGCGTCAAAGCTAACGCATTGGCGCGCGCCCCTTGGGAGTGATGCAGAAATGAGGAAAGCAATTGATACGATATGCGGTACAATTTGCATTTGCCACTCTGAATTCGAAAAAAGAGAGAAACTCGTTCTGAGTTTTGAAAAAATAATAAAAATTGAAATTTGAGCCTGTTGACAGGTGGAAAATTACAAAGGAGATGTACTTTTGAAAAAGACATTGAAGGATTATTGCAGAAATCACAAGACAAACTACGGATTTGACAATCCAGTTGCACGTGAGGCCAGCTGCCTTGGCCATCTGGAAAGCTGGGTTGAACAGGCAGTGAAGGAATACGAGAATTCTAGTCAGATAACCGCCGATACAAAGCTCTGGATCAACACCAATCTTGAGCGCATGCAGGGGTTCCTGGACCAACTGGAGGAACGGTAATGAATGACATGAATAAGTACGGGTGTCTGTTGTCTTTGGTGTTTCTTGTCTGGTGCATGCTGATGTTTCTGATATGCAACTGGTTGGTGAGGTGAGACGATGGCATTGAAGTTTGGAAAAGCGGTTACGATGATTGTGGAAAGATATGGCTGGAGTGCATTTGACAACTTGAGTGCAATTAATGATCCGGATCTTGGCAAGGCTGTTGAAATGGTTCGGAAGGTCAGGAAGTATGGGTTGTCAGAAAGATACTGGTTTGCGCATGGCATGTACAATCTCATCAAATCAGATCCCTATCGCAAGTTAGTTGAACAGAAGAAAGATGAGCTGAAATCCTTGATTAATCAAGGAGCCACCGATGCCGCCATAGGTGCGGAATTAGGAATGACCGTCAGTCGGGTCAAGTACTGGATTAAGGAATGGAATCTAGGGCGTAGGAAGCATATTATCGCAACCGGGAGGTTCAGATAATAAGTAGGAGGGGGGTGATTGAATGCTGCTTGTGGATTACTTTTTAAAGGAAATCGAAACGTACAAAAAGGACCAGGTCAGGCAGGTCACGTACAACAAGTATTGCTCAAACGGACGATTTTTGATTGAGAACTTTCCCGATCTAGTTTTATCAGAAATGACCGCAGATGACTATCAGCAAATTCTGAACAAATACGCGGAGACCCACGAAAAAACAACTACTACCGATTTTCACCGCCAGCTAGCGTGGGCGCTCAAGCGAGCGTATAACGTGGACGGTATTTTAAAGCGTGACGTTACCTTTGACGCAAAAATCCCAAGGGGAAAGCCTCCGGGCGTCAAAAAGCCAAAATTTATGGAAATCGAAGACATGCAAAAATTGGTCAAAGAGCTTAAACACGAGAATACATCTGAGGCGAACTTTTTTCTGATATTGTTGAAAACTGGGCTGAGATTTGCTGAGGCACTAGGCATCACGCTTAACGATGTCGACTTTGACAAAAAGACAGTCGCTATCAACAAAACCCTTGACTATAAAAAACATCGGGAAGGAACGAGGTCTTTTGTACCAACCAAAAACAAGTACTCGGTTAGAACGATCGTTGTAGATGACGCCGTGCTGTATATGCTGTGGAAAAATGCAAAGGGTGCTGATCAGGACGAGAGCATTTTCTACAAAATAAAGGGGTTTCAGTATAACTCTACACTTAACAATTGGCTAAAAAGAGCGTGTCAAAAAGCTGGGGTGCCCGAGGTAACGCTACACGGGCTGAGGCACGAGCACGCAACTTATTTGGTGTCGCAAGGGATTAGTAGTATGGCGGTAGCAGAGCGGCTAGGGCATGCAGATGATTCTGTCACAAGAGCGGTGTATATTCACCGACTGGAAACGGAAAGAGCACGAGATAGCAAAGAAATAGCACAGAAAATTGCGATTTTATGAGGGGGTGAGATGATGGTTAAATTTGATGTCAAAACCGTAAACGATTTACTAGGGATTGACGATGCATTCAAGGCACCTGAAAGGCTGATGGAAATTCTGCTTAAGAAAGAAGAACGCGAAGAGATGTTTGGAAATTTTCTAAAAATTGATACTAATCTTGATTATGACTGGTTCCACGAATACTTTGAAACTGAACAAGCCGAGCGGAAGTCGAAGAAACAAGACTTTACGCCTAACTCGGTTGCAAGACTGGCAAACGCAATCACTTCTGAACCGAGACATACTGATTATTATGAGATGGCAGCAGGCACCGGGGGTATGATGATAGCTCGTTGGGTCTATAACATCAAAGAAGATCCGGCATTTGTGCTCAAAAGAAAAGAAACCGTGGTCAATGATGTTCTAACGTCTAGCATTTTCACGTACAGTCCACGAGCGTATTGGTATCACCTTGAGGAGTTGTCAGACAGGGCAATCCCTTTTCTGCTGTTCAATGCAGCTATTCGGGGTATAAATGCGGTGATTATCCAATGCGATTCTTTGGACAGAAAGGCTAAGCAGGCGTTTTACGTCAAAAATGACAGCGACAATTTTTTGGCATTTTCTGATATTTTGGAAGTCCCTAAAACTGATAAGTTTGGAAAATTCTTAAATGTAAAGTGGGGTGAGCTCGTGGAGGCGGTAAATTGGATCGAAAATCGTTACGGCATGCAAGCGTTCGATCATATAGAAGATTACGCCGATGACGAAGCAGTGCAGATTCTTTTGGAAGAGCGAAAACGATCAAGTTCAAAAGCCAACAAGAAGAGTAAAAGAGGAAAGAACCCAGGAGCTGCAACGCTCAGAAACATGATAGAAAACGGGTACACTTACGTAGAAATGGCGATGGCAACAGGACTATCTTCGGCCGCGGTCGGGAAGATCAGCGGAAAGTACGGTTTGAGGGAGCTTTATTACAAAATGCATCCCAATGTCCGAAGACTCGATGTCAAAGTGTTATGCGTCAATCGCTCAACAGGCGAGCAAGTGGAATTCAAAACCCTGTCAGCCACTGAGCACGCTTTTGGATTGCCCCACTGCGCTTTGTCAGAACGGACAAAAAACGGGAGAACTTTTGTACACGGTGACTGGGAAATAAGGCGAAAAAGTTAAGGCAGCGAGCGACGGTATGCCGTGAGAGTTACTGATACCAGGCGAATGTGGTATGTCAGAGGCGAGAACGGACAGTTGATGACCAGGATTGAGAATGGCATCCCTCACGATAAGTCTGGTACGTGGACGTTTGAAGAGATTAATTCTCGGGGTCTTGACCAGATGACACGAATCAGAATCTAATAAAAAAAGCCGGTCCTTAAAGCCGACTCTCTAAAATGATATGGCAATCTAATTATATCAAAAAGGGAGTGGCGTTGTGGACGATTTATTGATTGAAATTGACAACATTGACTACAAAGCAACCGCAAGGAATGTGAAGGAGTTCCTGGACAAAAAGCTGCCGCGCATTCTCAGAATCGCGAATGCAAGTCCGGCAAGCCTGGCATCACCGGTTATTTCCGACATGCCGGTTAATCGAGGCGGGGGCAATCACAGCGAAGAGAAGATGGTTAAGTACGTTGCTGCCAGAGCAATCATCGATGGGGTATCACGAGCGATTGCGCATTGTTCCCAGACGTCATCCCACATCCTCAAAGAACGATATGTTGCAGGCATGGAGAACTGGCAAATAATTGAGACTATGTACTGTGAACGCGCAACGTACTATAAGCTGCGAGACAAGGCATACAACGAGTTCGCCGACTGTTTGGAATTGCAGCAGGGTTGTCCGGATCTGCACGTGTATAAAAATTAGACGATTGCTAGACGATTACGAGACAAACACTGGACACATACTAGACGCATGAGGTGCTAACATAGTAGTGTTGAATAGTTACGGATAGGGCAAGGGTAACCTTGTCTTTTTTAATATCAGAAAGAAGGTGTGGTGGTGTTATGTGAGCAGAGGTCTAACTGCTAAACAAAGAGTTTTTGCAGACGAGTATTTAAAAGATGGTAATGCCTATCAGGCTGCAATAAAGGCAGGTTATTCTGATAACTATGCAAAGGCACAATCATCTAAATTGTTGGAAAATGTTGGAATAAAATCCTACATTGATGCCAAAATGTCCGAAATTGAATCTAAGAAGATAGCCACTGCACGCGAGGTAATGGAATTCTATGCGAGGGTGTTGCGTGGGGATGAAACGGAAGAGGTGGTTGTAGCCGGTCTTGACGGTGCTGAAGTTGTCGAACGCAAACCGCAGCTAAAAGAGCGGATTACCGTTGCCAAGGAGATTATGAAACGATACCCGTTAGCAGGAAACGATCCCGCCCTTGCCGAACAGTTGCGCAAGATTAAGGCGGAAGCCGATATTGCTGAATGGAAAGCTAAAGAGTTGCTTGGTGATAATAATGCAGAAGATAAAACAACACTGATAGATGATATTGGAGGCGAAACAGATGGGGCAAACAATTAAGATGTCTAAACTGATTAATCCTCATTTCTATCGCCTTTGGCGCACTTCAAAGCCATATGTTGTTGCTAAAGGGGGACGCGGATCATTTAAATCGTCAGTGATCAGTTTAAAGTTGGTAGCCATGGTTAAGCATTGGACTCAATTAGGAAAAAATGTATCTGTAATTTGTGTGCGAGAGAATGCTAGCTATTTGAGAGATTCAGTCTATAGTCAAATTAAGTGGGCATTGGATATGCTTAGTCTTTACGATGAGTATAAATTCTATACTAGTCCACTTAGGATTGTGCATAGGCATACTGGAAGCACGTTTTATTTCTATGGCGCAGATGATCCGATGAAACTAAAGTCGAACGTGGTCGGGAACGTGGTTGCTGTTTGGTTTGAAGAAGCTGCAAATTTCAAAGGGCAGACAGTATTTGATCAATCGATACCGACGTTCATACGTCAGAAACCAGTATTTACGAATCAAGTTAAGGTTTTCTTCTCTTACAATCCGCCTAAAAATCCATATGATTGGATTAATGAGTGGGTCAAAAAATGCGAACGTGATGAAGATTACTTTGTAGACACGTCAACTTATCTAGATGATGAGTGGGGATTCACAAATGACGAACAACTTAAATTGATTGAGAAGTACAAGGTTAATGATCCAGATTATTATCGTTGGCTATATCTTGGAGAAGTTGTAGGATTAGGCACTAATGTTTATAACTTTGAGTTGTTTAACCGAGTGGATGAGATACCTGATAATGATTATTTAAGCGATCTTTATTTTTCGATGGATATTGGTCATGATGTATCTGCAACTACCTGTGGCGCTTATGGACTATCGATAAACGGAAATCTATATGTGTTGGATACTTATTATTACAGCCCGGCAGGCAAGGTTAATAAAAAACCGCCAACGGAACTGGCAAAAGATGTGCATGATTTTGTTGAAAGAACATGCGATAAATACGATATGGATCCGGTTAATATGACGGCAGATAGCGCAGACGGAGCATTAGATAACCAGTACTATTCAATGTTTGGCATCCATTGGCATAAAGTGGCTAAAAAGAGAAAAGTTGAGATGATCGACCGGGTGCAGGACATTCTTGCGCAAGGTCGTATTTTTGTACTTGATATTGACGACAATCAGGTATTTTTGTCTGAACATCGTGACTATCGTTGGGATGAAAAAACATTAAACGGCGATGATCCTAAGGTAATTAAGGAAAAAGATCATACTTGCGATCAGTTTATGTATCTTTGCTTAGATAACGAACGCGACTTTGGCTTGAAGTGGTAAAGGAGGCGATGACGTGAGTGTGCTTTCAACGTTAAAGAATTGGTTCAGGAAAGGCGGTGCAAGTCTGGGCATGATAAAAAGTTTGACATTAGTCACTGATGATAGACGGATTGCAATGGATCCAGGCGAATATACGAGAATAAACGTAGCTAAAAAGTACTATTCTGATGATTTTAGACCTATCGAATTTATTAATAGTTACGGAGACAAACGCATGCGCAAATATGAGTCTGTCAATGTAACCAAGTTAGCTGCAAGAAGGTTGGCATCGATTATCTTCAACGAGAGATGCAAAGTAGAAATCGGGGATGATGAGAAAGCAAATGAATTGCTTGAACGCGTCTTTTTAGATAATGAATTCTACCTGACTTTTGAAGAATACCTAGAGAAATGGATTGCTTTAGGTAGTGGAGCTATCAGACCTTATGTACAAAATGACAAGATAAAACTTGCTTGGATCACTGCTGACCAATTTTATCCATTGCATGTAAACACAAATGAGGTTAAAGAAGCTGCGATCGCAAGTAAAATTACTGTCGTAGAAAATGACAAAAATGTCTATTACACGTTACTTGAATTTCATGAATGGCAAGGTAATAACTATGTGATCACCAATGAGCTTTACCGTTCGGATAGCGCTGATAGTGTTGGGGTGCAAGTCCCGTTAAGTTCAATTGAAGAATATGCTGATATGCAAGAAACGGCGACTTTAACAGGCTTAGTTAAACCTTTATTTGCTTTCTTCAAGACTCCAGGAGCTAACAACAAGAGGTTAGAAAGTCCGCTGGGTTTGGGGTTGATCGACAACGCAAGATCAACAGTCGATGCGATCAATCGTACCCACGATGAGTTTATTTGGGAAGTTAGATCTGGCAAAAGACGTATGGTAGTTCCTAAGTCGTGGCTAAAACGTCCAAATGCTAATTCAAGACGTAGGGACAATGATACCCATCCACCAATGTTTGATCCAGATGAGACAGTTTACCAAGCTATGTACGGTGACGATAGCGATATCGGCTTTCATGATATGTCTGTTGCGATTCGTGTGGAGCAGTATTCAAGAACAATGGAATTTTTCTTGCACGAGTTTGAAAATGAGATCGGACTTTCGCAAGGAACGTTTACTCAAAGTGCTAGCGGTATACAAACTGCAACAGAAGTAGTTTCAAACAACTCAATGACGTATCAGACTAGATCAAGTTATTTGACTATGGTCGAAAAAACGATTGCACAGCTAGTTGATGCTATTTTAGAACTTGCTCAATGTGGCGAACTCTTTAGTGATGGGAAAGCTCGTTGGACTGGTGATGTGCAAAAGGTCAATATTAACATCGACTTCAACGATGGTGTATTTATCGATCAGGATGCACAACTTAAAAACGACCTACAAGCTTTACAAGCAAGCGCATTACCGATTAAACAATTTTTGATGCGTAATTACAGCTTAGATGAAGCCACGGCTGATGAATGGGTACAACAACTTGAAGAAGAAAAAGCAAGTAGTGAGCCTGCACCAAGTGGTGAAGTAGGCTTGTTCGGAGGTGCTGACGATGGAAATAGAACAGATGTTGGCGAAAGCGGACAAGATAGCTGATTATTACGTTAAATTACAGCAAAAGATCTTTTATTTGCTGATAGACAGTTTTAAGACGACGAGACCTGAATTGATAAATCAGGATGATCCCGATAGTATTCTAGAGTGGCGCTTGCGTGCTTTATCAAAGATTGGAGCACTGACCAAAGACACTATCAAAATAGTTTCAAACACTTCTGGCAAGTCCGAAAGCTATATCTATGATTTGATCAAAGATGATGGGCTAGAAGTTGCAAAGGACATCAACGCTGAACTATCTGATGCATTGAAACAAAATAAGCCAATCAGTCCAGAAGTCAATAGCATTATCAGCAGTTATGCTGCTCAAACGTTTAGAGATATCAATAATAATGTCAATCAATCGCTGTTATCCACTAACTATTCAAAAA